TAGGCATGGCACGTCTGACTAGTGAAATCAAAATTGGGTCATATCCACCCATGTTTGAACCACCAAAACCAGAGTTATTAGGTGCAGCTTCTGAAAGGAAACTTGCATCTTCTTTCATCGCTTTTTCTTGGTTTTCCAAGATGATTGAAGTAACGGCTTTTCTATAATTATCCTTAATCTCAGGCAAATCTGGATGATTGAGGACTGGCTGCCACTTCTCTTGTAAGTTTTCTGAATTATACATTTAGTATCCCCTTAAACTAAGTTTATTGCATATATTTATCATTATTTAATTTTTGACATCTTTTTTAAAAGGTTCGGCGTCTTTCATTGCGTAAGGCGCTTGTCTTTTAATAGCGGACATATATGCAGCCATAGCACCGCTAACATCAATTTCTTTTGTTTCTTCATTTTCTTCTGTCAAAGTTTCTGAAGGAACAGATTTTGGAAAGTAATTTTCCTTGAGTGTGTTAAGTTTTTCAGTAAAAGTTTCCTTATCTGTGAACTCAACATCTTCCACCAAACTTGCAAACTTCTCAGATTGAGTTTCTGCAAGGTCAGATGAAACTTCTTTGATAACAGACTCACGAACTAACGCATCTTCAGACTGTTTCTTTTCAGTAAGTTTACCGATAGTCTCGTTTAACTTACCTTCTAGTTCTTCAATCTTCTGTGCTTGTGATTCTAGAATATCATATTTTTCGTCTGGAACATCAATGTAATGTTCTTCAAACAATGCTTTTAGACCAGTGATGAAATCTTCAGCAATCTCACCTTTGAGTCCTCTTTCAATTGCAAGTTCGTTTTCTTTCATCCACTCACTTACAACGTAGTCAAGGTAACCATCTACCTTTTCTGCGAGTTCAGTTTTGAATGTTTCTAACTCTTCTGCAACTTCTTGAGTCTTCTCAAGTTCAATTCTTTCCACCTCTGGACGAATTTTTGATTTTACAGCGGCTTCAAAGATAGTAGATGCTTTTTGCTTGAACTCATCAGAAAGGTCTTCACCTTCTACAAGTGCGTCAACATCTTCTGCAACTGTGATAGATGCAAGTCTCTTTTCAATCGCTTCTTTAGCTTTTGCAAGACCTTCCAATTCTAACTCTTCTTCAGTTGCTTCTTTTTTGTCACCCATCATTTCGGTATAAGCGGCTTGAAGATTTTCTTTATTCATCTTCTTCATCATCATTTCCATTTTGGAAATCATTTCAGCTTTAGTCATTTTAGCCATTTCTGATTTATCCATTCCAGACTTGATGTAACCACCTTCCTTAATTTTAGCTTCTGCGACAACCTCATCTTCTTCAGATGAAATTTCCACTTCTTCATGTTTAGCGTGTGACATTGCCTTTAACGGTTTAACATCACCCTTTTGTGAACTTTTTACAGAACCATCTTGTTTGACTTTCTTAGCAGCATCGGCTTTCTTTTCGTCACCCTTAACTACTGGAGCACCTAAATCTTCAACCTCATCTTCTTCTGCATCAACCTTTTTCATAGGTTCGGCTGCAACAGCACCCTTACCAGCAGCGGAAGAATCCTTTTTCATTTCGGCCTCATTCAAGTCAGCAAGAACTTCTTGTTCAAGTTCTTCTATTGTCTTATCAATTTCTGACATTTGAGTCTCCTTATTAATATATTAATAATCCTCTTACACTATATTTAGTAATTATAATTTTTTGAGGAATTTTGCGAAAGCGAGTGCTTGGTAATTCGCTTTTCTAGAACGTACATTACGTTCCATTTCGTCCTTGAGAGCTGCAACTTCTTGTTCTTGTAACAATCCATTGTTCCATACCCATTCTTTTCCTTCCATGATGCCCTCTACGAAGGCACTTGGAGCGGAAGGGTCTGCAACAATGTCAGCCGCAGTCGCAAGGTAGAAATCGTCATTCACATAGTTTGCACCATTCTTTTTGGACAAACTACCCATACCCCTTGAGGATACAGCGAGTTTACCACCATCTTCCATAATACTTTGTACGATTTTACCCATTGGTGTTGACATAACTTTTGCTTCACCAATAAAGTTTTTTCCGTCTGGTTGTAAAGAAGTTACCATGTGTGATACTTTATCCAAGTTTACTGTTGGGCCGTCTGGGTGTCCTAGTTCCCCATATGCACGATTTTGTTCAATAAACTCTTTATTGTATCTTGCAACTTCTTTTTCTAACACTTCCATAGGGTAGACACGACCATTACGGTTTTTAATTTCCGCTTGCATGAATACACCTTTTAACTTGTAATTCTTTTTACCGTCTTCTTTTTCTTCCGTAATGTATTCTACGTCATCACTAAAGTGTTCTGATATTAATTTCATAATACTATCTCCTATGGTTGCGTACCTACTGCTGTACAACTCATTGCAGCTGAACAGGCGATAGTATCACTTGGTTTCTTGTCTAAAATGACAACTTGATTTGCAACCAATACTACTGAACCAGCATATGTGTTAGTTGCAGTAATTGTATGGTTTTCAGAAGGGCCATCAGTTAATGTAAGTGCAGTTCCTTCCAGTGTAGTTGAAAGATTAATTGTATTTGCATCAACCTTTGTTACGAAGAACTGACCACCATCTGTAAGTTCTGCAATTGCAGTACCACCACCATCTGAATATGTAACCTCATCACCAGTTACAAAACCGTGACTTGAAATAGTTATGGCTGCTCCATTAACAGCAGATTGTGCATTAAATGTACCAACTGCAGCTGCAATTGTTACAGTTCCAGCGTTAGTTGCACCAACTCTTATTCTTGTTGCTCTGTTCAATGTAGTTGCTGACGTTACATTGGTTGCACTACCTCTTAAAATCATGCATATTCTCCTAACATTTCTCTTTCAAAATACTTCATAAGTTCATCTTCACGCACTTTGAACTTGCGAGCGGCATCTTTTATAGTCTTTTCAAAACTATTTAGGAAATCTGAAGGTTTAGCATCCATAACACCAAAGATATGGTCTACCGCTTTACGCATTGCAGGCGATAGTTTCTTATACTCTTTAGTTTTCTTATGTTCATCCTTTTCAGGCAGAACTATCTGGTTGAACCTCTTCTTCATCTTCCACCTCTGGAATATGTTGCGTTACCATAGTATTTGCAACTTCTTCCCTTTTTTTCTCTAATGCATCTCCAACCTTTGCAGAAATAGCATTTTTAAATTGTGATTCTGCACCAAGGTTATCACCAGATGCAATTGCGTCAATTATATCTTTACTCATTTTTTAACCACCTTTATTTCATTGATTTGTTTATCACCTTTAGGTTTATGCGACATCATCATGTCATCATCTTCACCACCACCCTCATCTTCTATTTCTTTGTTCATGGTTTCAATCTCTTCATCAGACTGACGAAGTACATTCTTTTGAATCCATCTTTTTGAAAAGAAGTTTCCAAGGTATGGTTCTACTGTTCCTAACATATCTAATCTTTCTCTCAAGATTTCTGCATCACGAAGTTCTGCAAAATGTCCATCTTGCAACCAATCATATGCGATATGTTCTTTCATACCATCCCACTCTTCTTCTGCAATCACACCAGTTAGAACTAGTTGTGTGCGAAGTAAATCGTGGAATAGAACTGTAAATTTCTTTCTTAGTCTTTGTACGAACTTGGTAAATTTAAGTTCATCTCTTGTAATCTCTGTAGACCTACCTAATGAGAAGTTCTGTTCAGCTTCCATTCTTGAAATCGGAACATTCAGTGACCTATACAGTTTCCTTTGAAAATATATAATGTCATCAATCTCACCAAGATTAGAACCACCAGGCAGTGTAGTAATTTCTGTACCTCTACCACCTTCTCTTCTTGGTAACCAGAAATCCTCTAACATTGACATATGATTTCTATCGTCTTTAATCTCACCAGTAGATGCATCATATACCAGTTTGTTACGATAACGATTCATAACATCTTTTAGGTATTGTTCTGCTTTAATCTTTGGTAGATTACCAACGTCAATATAGAAAATTCTACGGTCTGGAGCTCTTGATATTCTGTAAATAACAAGACTATCTTCAATCATTCGCAGTTGGTTAACTGGTTTGATTGCTTTGTGTAGATACGATAATACTGAACCTCTATTCTGGTCAATAATACCAGAAGGACAATATGCAATAGAATCCTTTGTAATCTTTAAACCATTACTCATAGAACCACCAGTAGTAATTCCAAATTCATTATAGATATAAAACTCAATCGCTTTTTGTTTTTCTTCTACTTGTGTAATGGGATTAGGTTTACCAGAGATTTTTTCTCTGACCTTCTTAACTTTTTGTGGGTCTAGATAACGTAATTCTGTAATACCTTTTCTTGGGTTTTTTGTATCAATAACTTTGTGATAAAATAACCGACCATCAACATACCATCTTCTAAATATGTCGTGACCCTTTTCTTGAAAAGACAATAGTTGAAGAACTCTATCAAATTCCTCACGAATACGTCTTTTAACTTTATCGGATTGATTTAACCCATCTAGGGCTAACGAAATTGGTGCATCATACTCATTAGATGCAACCGCTTCACTAATAATATCTTCAATCGCACTATCACACTCTGGTTGTTGTGCGATATTACGATATCTCTTAATCAAATCGTATTGGGTTCTATCTTTACCCTCTATATCATAGGTTGAAGAATAGAAACCACCTTGTGCAATATCTTCTGCACCATCATCAGAAGTAGGGAGCGTGAAAGACGCTCCCCCTTCTTCTTTTTTACGAGTGATTGTGAAACCAAATAATTCAGCCATAATAACTCCTTTTCGTACTACTATTTAGTACGTTTATTAGAAGTTAACTGAAGAGGCTTCAAAGTGCGAATATCTCCAAGTTACAGTAAACTCTTCAATCGCATTTGCAGTATCATAACTTAACTCAATCGCACCAGTACCTTGAGGCATACAGTTTCTTAGAATGTAAGATTTAAGAACTGTATCATCTCTATCTAACTGTTCTACAGTCAAATCAGCAGTATAATCTGCAACATTTGATAGACCAGTATTAGTTACTGTATCATTGATTGCGTTCAACCATCTTTCCATTGCATTTCTAATGTTGAAATCAGTGTCATTGATAACTGTAGTTTCCCAAGTTTCAAATTCTCTGTCTCCAGCAATATAGAGATTACGTCCTCTAAATGGAACTGCAATTTCTCCGATAGTCTGTCCAGGCAGTGCAGCTGCTTTGATTAGAAAAGATGCTTTTCGTACATCAAGTCCAGTTGCAATTGCGCCAGGCGTGTTGAAAGTTACTCTGAACTGGTTAGCTCTCGCACCACCACCAATAAGGTTTGCTTTAAATTCATCTAAAGTAGCCATTTAATTACCCCCCTATCTCTGAAAATGCGACACCAGTTCTCACTGCAATGAAGTTCAACTGAATGAAGTTGATAGACCTTGCTGGTTTGATGAAAATGTCTGCAACAAACTCGTTTCGGTCAATTACTTCTCCAGTATTGTTAGTTCCATCTGCAACAACACTAAAGTCTGTGATACCCCTTCTACCTTGAATGTCTCTCAAGAAAGGTTCAACCAAGTTTCTAAATTGTGCTCTTGTAAATTCATCATTGAACTCAAAGAGTTGGAACTTAGCAGCGGTTGCAATCGCTTTCTCTAGTAAGATAAACAATCTACGAACATTAATTCGGTCAAATGCACTTGGTTTACTTAGTGCAGTTTTATCACCGAATAATACTGTTCCTTGGCCTGGGAAGGATACAACTGGATTAATTCTAGCAGGGTAGAGAATGTCTCTCTGTGCTTTGGTTGGGTTAAACGCAAGTTTAACTGCACCACGAATTTGTCCTCTGTTGAAACCGCCAGGCG